CAGCTGTGCGGGCGCCTCTACGCCGACCGCGGCGACAGCACCGGCGCCATCGAGGGCAAGGCCGAGCAGATGCTGATCGCCATGCTCGGGGAGCACGGGGTGCACTGATGGTCCCGCGTGGCATGTACCGACACGAGATGGCGGTGCAGAACTACACCGCGTCCGTGGATACCTACGGGCAGGCCACCAAGACCTGGGCTACCGTGGCCACCGTGCTAGGCCACATCGAGTCGGCCGACGGGCGGTCCATCGACTCAGTCGACATCAACCGCGGACAGACGGCCTGGCGGCTCGTCCTGCCCTGGATTGACTCGGTGACGGTGAAGAGCAGGATCCTGCTCCGAGAAACCGGCAAGGCCGACCGCGTGCTTGAAGTCACCGGCGTGCTGGACCCGACGCTGCGCCGGATGGAACTCCACTGCGAAGCGCTCGAGGTGACGGCATGAGTTTCCGCCGCGGCGCCGAGTTCAATTCCCCCGAGCACATGAAGCGCTACCAAGCGTTCATGCGCAGGCAGGTGAATGCGTCGGAGAACCTGGAACTGTTGCGATTCGGCGCAGGAACCAGCGACCGGGCAAACAAGGCATTCACAGATGCCCAAAGGGTGTTCTTGACGCTGCCCGACCGAGTCAGCCGAAACCTGTACAAGCAGCTGTTGCGGCGCAGCCTCAAGCGCCTAGCGACGACCTACAAGCAAAACTGGCTGACGCACGGGGCCACCTACCGCAGCTACGGCGGACAGGAAAGCCTGCGCAAGGCGTCCAGCAAGGTCATCCAGTCGATGGGTGACACCCGCGGGCTCAAGACCACCACCCGCACCGGCTTCCGGTACAAGCGGAACCCTAGGTCTTATGTTGCGCCCATCGTGGACAGCGGCCGTGCCCAGTGGCACGTGAAGCGGGCCACCTACCAGCAGTTCCCGCCCTCGGTCCTCAAAGAGGACTTGGCGATCGTCATCGAGACGCAACTGACCGAACTGGCCCGCAAAGCGCGGATGAAGGTGTCCAAGAAATGAGCATCGAAACCGCACTACGGCGCAGGCTCACCGACGACCTGGGCGTATCCGTGCTCGTGAGCACCCGCGTTAGCCCGGAATGGCGACGCGAGGGCACGGCGCTGCCTGCCATCGTCTACAGCATCGACGCTCGCACGCCGGTGCGCACGTTGACCGGGACGACCGAACTGGCCGAGTTCTCGGTGGCCATCGACTGCATCGCCACGACGCTGTCGGGCGCTCGATCGCTGGCGGCTGCCGTGTCTGCCGTGCTGAACGACAACACCACCTACGGCACGGTGGACGGCACCAAGATCCAGTGGAGCGCCACCGACGGCGAGGACGTTGAGCGCATGGACGATCAGGAAGGCACCGACGACGGCCCGCGGGTGGTCCGTCAGACGTACCGCATTTGGGCAACAGGAGGCTAAGACATGGCATTTATTGCAAACGGCACGACACTCAGCATTGGTGGCGTCGCGGTGGACGCCACCGATATCAGCATTTCGGCCAGCAGCGCCGTGGTGGACGCCACAACGCTAAACTCGGTGCGCAGTACGGCTATCCAAGGCCGTCCAACTGTGACCGGGTCGGCGACGATCCACACGGACAACGCCACCGGGCTGTCGCTAGCGCAGAAGTTCTGCGGGGCGACGCCCAATACGGACGCCGTGTCGGTGGTCATTGCTGCCAGCGGCGCTGGTAACGGCGGTGTCGACTTCAGCGGCTCGGCAATCATCACCGGCTACAGCCCGACCTACACCAGCGACGCCGTGCACTCGGCGACGGTGACCTGGCAGTACGTCGGCGAAATTACGGCGGCTCGGGCATGACCTGGCGCACGTTCACCAGCGAGGCAGTGGCTGGTTACCCGGCCGTGCTCGAGGTCCGGCCCATTACGGTCGGCGAGTGGCGGAAGGCCGAGCAGCTGGACGACGACGCCCGGCAGGCGTTCGTGCTCGAATCCTGCACCCGAGTGGACGGCGTGCCGGGCTCAACAGCGCTGGACGTGCATGTGGCCATGGCACTCGTCCAGGGGGTGATGGCAAACCCTTGGATTGGACCGCAGCCGACCGCATAGAGCGGCTGCTGACGGTCCTGGCGTACGGGCTGACTCGTCAGCCGCAGACGGTGGTGGAGCCTTGGCGCAAGCCAGGGCAGACTGACTGGATGGCAACCATCGGGAAGGTGGCAACGTGGCGAAGTACGGACTAGCAGTTGGCATCGACGTAGACCTAACCGGCTTGCGCAAGGCGGGCCAGCAGGCTGCAGCGCAGCTCGAGGGCATCCGCGGCCAGTTCAACCGCATGCAGGGCCTGTTTGCCGCTGGGATGGCGTCTCCGCTGTTTCAGGCCATCGGCAGTTTCTACGAGGCCAACCGCGAGGCCCGCAAGACGTTGGCGGAACTTGTCCGGCCATTCTCGGCCAAAATCGTCGAGGCGGAAGTGTCCGCCATGCAAGCCAAGATGGTTGCCGGGCAGCGCATGGTCGGGCTGGGCATGGACGAGATGGAGGCCGCCAGGATTAGGCGTGATGCCCAAAAGGAAATTGGTACCGGACTGATTGCCGAGGGACCTGGTGGCATGGTGTCCAAGAGCATGGAAAGTTTCTTCACTAGTCCCGGTTCGTACCTGACGAACGTGACGCGTGGCCTCGAGGGCAACCTGGACAAGGTGATGCAGGACATGGGCATCGGATTCCGCATGCTCGGCGGTGGCGCCGGTGCCAGTGACCTCGAGAAGATGCAGATGCAGGCCGCTGGACTCCGCAGCCAACTGGGCTTTGCCATGGCAACCGGTAGCGGCGAGTCTGTCGAGTCGCTGAACCTGCAGCTGCTGCGCGTGCTGGAGCAAATCAAGCAGAACACCGATAGGAGCCGCTGATGGCGTGGCAAGTATTCAGACAGCACAACCAGCAGTCACTGACGATCGGAATGGAACCGACCGAGGCCGTGCACACCACCCGGTTCCTCGTGGCACAGGACGACCCGGCCTACGTCGGGACCAGCGAAGACAGCTGGAACGTCTACAACTCCATCAAGGCACAAACGGCACCGTTCGACCAAATCGAGGCGCTCGGGACCCGGCTGGCACTTGGCACCATCGACGGCGGGCTGGCCCAGTTCATCGTGCAAGACATCAGGGTGGAGACCCACCCGGACCGAGCCAACACTTACATGGTGACCTCTACGGCCCGCGGTCCAGTGGTCGGCGTGGCGCCGTTTCGGGGCGTCAAGACGACCCTGCAGAGTTCCGAGCGCAAGGCGTCGCAATACATCAAGCCCGCTACCACGTCGTTTCCAGCGAGCGGCACTATTGCTTGGCCACCCAGCACGCTGATCGCCAACGGCACCGTGACGAACATCATGGGCACGCCGTTCATCAGGTCAATACGGCAGGAGCTGTTCCGCGTCGAGTTCTTGGTGAATGACACCAACTCGGGGCTGGGCTACACCAACGTGCCCGCAAACATCACCGAGGACCTGCTGAAACGAAACTCGGCAGCGTTCGGCGGTTACGCCGCTGGCACCTGCCTGTTCCAGTCGTACGAGCGGCGCTACGTGAGTGACTCCGTCAGCATGGACGTGTACACGTTCCTGTATGACGAATGGTTTCATCTCGAGCAGATCCCCATGCGCAACCCGGTGGATGGTTCAATCTGGGTTGACAGCACAATTTCCGTTGGTGGTTCAACGATGAAGGCGACCGCCAGGGCGGTGTGGTACCAGGCATACCCCGACACGGCAGCGTTCCACACTGCTGGCGTCATCCTGCCCACCGAAGTGATCGACATTATCTCTAACCCCAAGCCAGCCTGGCCATGACCGGATTCCTCCAACCGTCGGTCTACGCTCCGCTCGGGCAGTCGGCCGATGCGTTCAACCTCATGGTGGAGGCGGCGCAGTTCGTCACGGCCAACCGTGGCCAACTCGAGAACCTGCTGCTGCAACGTGGTGCCGTCGTGTCGTGGCACCCCATGACAGTGACCGGCAGCACCCTGCTGACCTCCAACCGGTGGACGTACACCCTGAGCAAGGCCCAGCCGCAGGCAACGCCGACCAACATCACGACCATTACCGAGACCGACGCTATCGGCGTGACGGCCTACAACCTGGCGGAGTACGGCAACACCGCAGGCACAGCGGCCGGTGGAGTGAACGCAACGCGGGCCAACGCGGCCGGTTTTACGCTGCAGCCGGTGCCCAATGGGGCGTTCGTGATGGCTGCCATGGTCTACACGGCTGGCGGGGTGACCGTGGCGCTGTTTGAGCGCATGAACCAGTATGACGGTGAGTGCGTGTCGGCCCTGACGGTTTCGGTTGACGGGGGGACCTACTGATGTCTGACCAAATCCGGCTGAAGCGCTCGAGCACGTCGGGATCGGTGCCCACGACGGCGCAGCTTCTCCAAGGGGAACTGGCCGTCAACACTGCCGACGGCAAGGTGTTCGCCGAGAATGACACGTCAAGCGGCATTTTCACCTGGTCAAACGACGCAGCGGCAGCCATCACCGGCGGCACGATCAACGGTGCGACCGTCGGCGCGACCACGGCGGCCAGCGGTCGGTTTACGACGATCACGGGCACCAGCACGACGGCCTCGACCTCGAGCACGACCGGGGCCCTCATCGTTGCAGGCGGTGCAGGAATAGCCGGGGATTCCCATATCAACTCTGTGAGGGTCGGCCGAGGTGCCGCTGGCAACAACATCACCGTGGTCGGCGTCAATACGGGCAGCCAACTCACCAGCGCAGCAGACGGCTGTACCTCTGTGGGATACCAGGCAGGATTCTGGAACTCGTCAGGCGACGGTAATACCTCGCTAGGCCAAAACTGTCTGCTCAACACTAGAACCGGGTCCTGGAACTCCGGGCTTGGGATCAACTGCATCTACAACAATCAGTCCGGCAGCCATAATTCATCGCTTGGACTCGAGGGACTGTACTCAATCACGCACTCGTACAACACATCGATGGGCTCGACGGCGGGCTACGCTCTGACGGGCAGCGGGAGCGAACACAATGTGGTGATTGGTTACGCAGCCGCCCGCTATCACAGTAATGGCAGCACCGCTCTGACTACGGCAGGATCCTGCGTCTACATCGGGTCGCAGGTGCGAGGTCTCAACAACTCTGACAGCAACTCGATCGTCATCGGCGCCAGTGCCATCGGTGACGGCGCCAATACGACCGTGCTAGGCACCTCGAGCACGACGCAAACGAAGCTGCATGGGACAGCCACCAGCGTCGGGATCATCAGCGGTGACCGGCTGCGATTGGTGAACTCCAAAACACCGGCCAATTCCAGTGACACTGGGACAGCAGGCGATATCTGCTGGGATGCGTCCTACCTGTACGTCTGCACGGCCACCAACACTTGGAGGAGGGTTGCACATGCCACCTGGTGACATCGATGTAGCCGCCGGGGTGGTGGCTGGGCTGGACGGGGCTGCTGTTTGGGTCGCTGACGCCCTGGGCGGCCTGCTCGAGGCCGAGATGGTCGCTCAGCAGGCACCCAAGGTCGTGGTCCACCTCGAGGTCTACCTCGAGCACGAAGCGGCTGTAGGTCATCCCAATCGCACCCAATGGGAGGCGGCGCTGACGGCCGCTAGGGAACTGTGAGATGGCTAGCCGCCATCGTCGTCGTCGCGGCGAGCTCCTGCGCTGGTCCGAGCGAACGGATTGCGGCCAATACCACCGCCGTCCGGCAACTCGCGCACAGCAGCGGCCGACGCTTCGAGCGCATCGCAGACGAGACAACCCAACCGGAACCAAGCCTGCCGACGATTCGCGGTGAAGCCGAGGCCGGGCAGGGTGAGCAGGCGCGTATCCTTGACGCCGTGGACCTGATCTACATGGCGCTGACAGGCGTGGAGGACCAGGTGCCCTGGTGGGTGGCCCCCCTCGTTTGGATTTGCATCGCCCTGGCCGTGCTCGGCGTCGGCTTCATCGTGTGGCACACCGGCGTAGGGCGGCTGGTCAAGGGCTGGCTGGGCATCGTGACGCCGACCGAGCGCCGAGCGGCCGAACTAACCGCCAGCCTGATCGACCTGACGCCTGAGCAGGCAGTGGCCGCGGTGGCCGAGCTGCGCCGGGCGGACCCGACGTTCGACGCGGCGTTCCGGCGTGCCGCGCCGATTCGCACTCCCAGCCGGAAGAGGAAATGACCATGGCCAGTTTCATCGGTAGTTTGTGGTTCGCGCTGCTCCTGGGCGTCTGTGGCTTTGTGGCAGGCAACCTGTTCCCGCTGTCCAAGTTCCGCAAGTGACGCTGGTACGCACCTGCTGCTGCGAAGGCTGCTTCGCCAACGACGATTGCCCAGTGCCGTACACCGGGCTGGGCGATTTCACGTACGAGGCCACGGTGGATACCGGTGCCATCGCTGGCAACTTTGCGCTGCAGGCAATTACCGACATTCAGGTAAACCCTCGTTTAGACCCAAATCCGTGTTACGTGTTCGGCTTTAGACGGGATAAATGCTGCGTCACAGGATCAGACTGCACCTATCCGGTCGACACGCTGGTGGACAAGTACTTTGACCGCATGATGGTGCCGGAGGTGCTCATCGAGCGCACGAACTATCCGTGCTACACCGTGATCAGCAGCCCGAAAGCAATTCCTGGCCTTGTGCTCGAGAAGAAATGCAGCGCTGACCGGACGATTCTGCTACGTAATTGTGAGGACGTAGGGGACAACTGCTCGGACCTGTTCCCCGACTGCTACCAAGGACCGGCGCCAAATTACAGCACGGAACTGGTTGAGTTTCCGAGCAGTTACGCTGGTGACTCAAACGGTCAACTGTGCGGCGACTACACCATGGACTTTACCAATGGTGTTGACTTTGGTGCGCTGACCGTTGGCAGCGGAACCATCCGCATGCGCAGGAACGCCCAGTCGACGTTTAGCACTCAGGTCATCAGCGGCAGCGGGCTGACGAACATTTCCTACTGGCACCGAGCGAACATCTGCGACAGCACGAGCCCAACAGAGTGTGGTCTGTGCACGCAGAACCAAGGCACCGCTGGGCAGCGCTGTTCCGAGGGAAGGTGCTGCTGCCGGAGCGTGCTGCAGTTCACTTTCGAGGTGAAGCGGGCCTATTCCAACTGGGTGGTGGCATGGAATAGCGTGGCTAATGCGTTCACGTTCACGCCAGGCACTGTGCAATACTGGACTCAAACGGTCCGGTGCATTTACGAGGGCCCAGTCGATGAGCGGCTGTACGTCGTGACTGGCACGTCGGCCCTGCGGACGTTTACGCTGCTGAATGCCACCATATTTGAAGATTCGCTCAACACAGGACCGGGAACGGACGCACGGCAGTGGACGCTGGACTACTGCCCCGCTGAACTCAGCGGCCTTCCCGGCACCGTGTCTGGCGGTGGCAGTGTTGCGCCAACGTCATTTGTCGACGACGAGTGCGAACCGTGCGTGTCCGCAAACCCGCCGACGCCCGCGGTGCTCTCGATGGAGCAGGCCGAGCGCCTGGGCATCAAGCGCCTGATCACCGTGACGAGGACGACCCCATGAAGCGCTGGCGGATGACACCGAGCGGCGAGCCCGAGGTCACCGAGGGCCCAGGGCTCGGCGACATGGTCCGAGGAGCTGTAGGCGTGGCCAAGGCAGCGCTAGGCGTGCAGGCAGCACCGGTGGCCGAGGTGCGGGCCCGCTGGGCATTCTGCCAGGGGTGCGACCAGCACGACTGCGGCCGGTGCCTGTCGTGCGGCTGCTTCACGGGCGCCAAGATCCGCGTGGCCGGTGAGTCGTGCCCGCTCGGCAAATGGGTGGCCGTCACCGTCGACACCCAGTCGCCAAAGCCATGCTGTGGGCGGAAATCGACATAATCCCACGCCGGACCTATAGACGGGTGCAAAGAGTGACGATATGAAACGCATGCCGGAATTATCCGGCGTCAACATGGAGTCACACATGGAACGACCTGATCCTGAATCGTTGGCCGACGACGGCCTGCCCCTGTCCGACATCGACCCGCAAACTGGCTGGATGTACGGGGAGGTGGGAGCGTGAAGCGCGTCACCCTTTCCGTCGGTCAGATGGAGCAGCTGCTGGCCAACCAGCAGAACCGGACGCTGTCGAAGCGGTGGATGGCACTAGCCGATGAGATGCGAACGGGGCGGTTCAATCCCGAAGTTTCGCCCATCATCCTGTACACCGATGGGACCTTGGCGGACGGACAGCATCGGCTGCGTGCTGCCGTCGAAATTGGCGCTCCGTTCTCCTGCTGGGTTACCGAGATTCAGCGAGACGAGATCGTGAAAGTCGACTCAGGCCGGACGAGGACGACCAACGATCATCTCAGGATTCTCGGCACGCCGATGCATACTTCGTTCATCGCTGCTTCGAGGATGTGCCTGTGGTTGCGGGACGGTGATTGGTCTAGGCGTTCATACAGCCATCAGGATGTCATCGACGCTTCGCATTACTACGGAGTACTTCGGTGGTCGATGCCGTACAGCAGGATGCCTGGCTGGGCTCAACTCGTCGCGGTGTGCTCCTACGCATGCGTTGAGGGTCCGGGGGTTGAGTTGTCTACTGAGTTCTTTGAGTGCGTAAGCCTCGGAGAGTCCCTACGCCGTGGCGATCCTCGACTAACCCTACGCAACCGCCTAGTTTCATGGTCGGCATCGCGGGGTGGAGCAGTCCAACTCGCCAAACTGTGGGTCGTCGTGCGATCATGGAATGCGTGGCGGGCGGGTGAAACGTTGACACACATCAAGTTGCCGGCGTCCATAGATTCTTTGGAGGTGCACAAGTGAGCCTGACACACAGCGAAACCATCGGACAGATTGCCAAGGCTCTCGCCGCGGCCCAACGTGACATCAAGGTGGCGGCCAAGGACGCGACCAACCCGCACTTCCGCAGCCGGTACGCCGACCTGGCGTCGATTGACGAGGCCGCACGCCCGCATCTGTGCGCCAACGGCCTCGCGCTCACGCAGGGGATCGGTGCTGCCAACGGCGAGGCATGGTGCCACACGATGCTGGTGCATTCGGAGACAGGCGAATGGATCGCCTGCAACCTGGCGCTGCCGGTTGCCAAGTGGGACGCCCAGGGCATCGGATCGGCGCTGACGTATGCCCGCAGGTACACCTATTCCGCACTCGTCGCCGTTCCGGCTGGTGACTCAACCGAGGACGACGGAGAAGCTGCCGTTGGGCGGGGGGATCCGCGCCACGCTCGAGGGGGGCCTTCCCTGCCCCCTTCGGTCGTGGTGCCCCCGCCCGCGGCGGTCGTCCCGTTCGACCCGCCAGCACCGGTGGCCTACGACAAGGACCTGCCGAAGGACGCTCCCGACCCATACCCGTGCGCGTACACGCCCGAGGAGCTTCGGCCGGTGTGGCGGGCCCGTGAGGGCGACGTGCCCTCGAGCCGGGCGAGGACGTACTACACCGACGCAGTCGGCAAGATCATCAGCATCCAACTGCCGGACGGGCCCAAGAAGCCCACCCGCGTGCTGCTGTGGTCGACGACCAGCCAGGGCGGCGTGTACTTCTCGTCGTTCCGGTCGTGGACCCAGCCCGAAGGGGCAGGGGCCACCATCCGGCTGACCGGCGTGACGAGCACCGAGAAGGACGGGAAGCGGTATTGGAACTTCGAGCGTGCCGAGAAGGCCACGCCCATCGACCTGGGGGACCACCATGACCTACCGTTCTGACGACGACGCACCGTCGTGGGGGGCCAACTGGCACTCCCTGCTCCGCGCCTTCCCGGCGCTCACTCGAGCGCCCGAGGCCCAGCAGCAGGGGTTCCATGAGCGGTTCAGCAAACTTGACCAGCGGCTGGTGGCGATGGCCATCGAGCGGGCCCGCGAGTCCAAGACCGGCAACACCATCACGGTGGAGTACCTGCAGAAGGGCTACGCCAGGCTGGTGCCCCGGTACGACGCCGAGCAGCCATCCATGGCGGCTCGGATCGTGTCCTACTGGTCGTTCGCGCCACGGGGCACGGGCAGGGCCGCTGGGCCCTTCCGGACGGCAAGGGAGGCCGAGAGGGCGGGCGGCCGCCCGAAGGCCTTGTGGGTCAAGCCCGGCGACGGGTCGTGGTTCGCTGACCTCGAGGACACCGAGCCGCTGCCCAGGGAGGACCAGTGTGACGCCCTGTTACACGTCGAGGCCCTGATGTCGACGCTGCCACGCCACGACGACAAGGGCACGTGGCACCTCACCGAGCCCGGCCATTTCCAGCAGTTTGTCGATGGTGGGCGGGCGCTCCTGGCTGCCCCCCCTAGAACCCCCCCATTGGGAGGTGAAGCGCTCGAGGAGCGTGCGAGCCCTAGCGAAGCATCGTCCCGCAGGGCGCTTCATACCTCCAGCACTGGGGGTTTGTCAACCCCCCCCAACGGAATTAGAGACGCAGGCGGACTGCGTCTACCGACGCACCGCCTGTCGGACGAGATGGTGGAACGATTCGAAGCAGCCATCGACCGGCGGGATGACGGATCGCCCTATGGGGCGACCGCACCCGGCGGTCGAGGAGGAGAAGCATGAAGGACAAGACAGGAGAACTGGAAGCAACCATCCGCGCCATCGAGGCCCTAGCCGACCGGGCAGTCGATCTCAGGCGGGAAAAAGACCACCTGCAGGCGCAGCTGCGCCTGCTCGAGGTCGAGAATGCCAGGCTGCGGGCCCGGCTGTCCCACTACGAGACGAACGAAATCGAGCGCCGACTGGCAGACGGGACCGGCTGATGGGACGCATGCAGCGAAACAAGGGCGCCCGCGGCGAACTCGAGGCCGCCGAGATGCTGCGCAAGCACCTGGGCATCGCAGCCGAGCGGGCAGCCCGCAACGGCGTCGACGGCGCCAGTGACCTCGACACCTCGATGACGTTCTGGAAGTGGGAGGTGAAGCGCTACGCCCGCTTGGGCGTCGAGTCGATCATGCAGCGGGCAGAACTCGACCAGGCGGCCAGCGCCAACCGGCTGGACCATACGGCGCTCCTCATGCGAGCCGATGACTGCGAGTGGCTGATCGTGCTGCGCCTGCACGACGTGCCCCAGTTCTTGCGCGACCTCGAGATCCAACGTCTGCGGGATCCCTGATGGGCCTACCGCGCAAGTGGGACCCGATGCTGCCGCCCAAGCCCGAGCACAAGGGCAAGGGCAGGGGTAAGACGTGGCACCAGTTCAAGGAGAAGCTGCGGAAGGCGCGTGGGATCTTCGCGTGTG